ATGATTATAGGGAAGAACAATAAATAACCGTTGACATTGATGAAGATATAGATTAGAATGGATCTATAAATTAAACTATAACATGAGAAAACAAAATGGCTATACTAGTAGACTATAATCAGGTTATCTTAGCCTCGCTGTTCGCGAGTATCGGTAACCACCACAACATTGACATTGACGAGAATATCATTCGTCATATGTTTTTAAATTCAATACGACACAACCGTAAAAAGTTCCATAAAGACTTTGGTGAAATCGTAATTTGTGCTGATGGTAAAAATACATGGCGCAGAGAAGCATATCCTTATTATAAAGGTAACCGTAAAAAATCACGCGATGAGTCTGATTTAGATTGGAATAACCTTTTTAGTATTATGAATACTATTCGTGATGAACTCAAAGAATACTTTCCTTATAAAGTAATTCATATTGACCATTGTGAAGCCGATGATATTATCGGTACTATTATTCATGACAATGGAACAGAATTGAATATGGGGTCAGAACCTTACTTGGTTCTATCAGCTGATAAAGATTTCATTCAGCTTCAGACATACGCCAATGTTCAGCAATTTGATCCAATTCGCAAACGTTGGATTAAAAACGATAACCCATCTATGTACCTTGAAGAACATATTCTAAAAGGCGATACTGGTGATGGTGTACCAAATATCTTATCACCAGATAACTGTTTGGCAATTGGTCAACGGCAAAAGCCAATGACTCAAAAACGTCTTGCTCAATATAGAGGTGGCACAGAAGAAATGGATGAGGAAACTCTACGTCGTTTTCATAGAAATAAAATGATGATTGACCTTACTCAAATTCCTCAGAAACTCCAAGAGCAAATTCGTGCAGAATATAACCAAGAGAAAGATGTTGGACGGTCTCAACTGTTTAACTTCTTTGTTCAGAAAAAACTTAAAAACTTAGTTTCAGATATACAGGATTTCTAATGGCAATACGTAGATCAATTTCAGAAATAATTAACCACTGCTCTACTATTAAAAGTAAGAGTGACAAAGTTGCGTGGCTGCAGGAAAACACCTCCCAACCATTGCAAGTTGTGTTAAAAAATATATATGATAGTAGAGTTGAATTTTTAATACCTGATACAGCCCCTCCTTGGACTCCTAATGAGTTTGAGGATGAGGCAAAATCATTACTATTCAGAGAAGCTCGAAGACTCAATATTTTTATTAAAGGTGGAGGATATGATAATTTAAACAAAATTAAACGAGAGACACTGTTCATTAGTTTACTTGAGGATTTAGACAATGATGATGCTAAATTATTAGCTAACCATATGATTTCTCAAAAACCAGTTAAAGGTTTGACTAAAGCAGTCGTTAACGAAGCATTTCCAAATTTAATAGAAGAATAAGATTTATGGCCAAAACATTTAGAAAATTCCGTGAAGATTACGATGATTGGGACGAGGTAGGCGATGACGATGTATCGTTGAAAGAACAACGCCTTAAAAATCGCAGAGATCGTAAGCGAAACAAAAGAGAAGAAAAGAATAAAACTTTTGATGAAAAAGTTGATATGAAACGAAAATAACTATTGACATTTGAGTTCTAATAGTGTATATTGATTCTATAAGGTAAACAAAAAGGAATCAATACTATGGGTACTTCATCAATGATCGGTTATATTAAAGAAGACGGTACAGTTGCTACTACATATTGTCACTATGATGGTTATGTAGAGTATAATGGCCGTCTTCTTTTAGATTCATTTAACACTCCAGAAAAAGCAAAAGAAGTTGCCGAAACAGGTTACCTTTCTGGTCTAAAAGCTGACTTAGAAATGTCTAAATCAGAGTCTGTTCACAAAGAAGAACCTTCAGTATATCTTACACCAAAATTGTTCATAGATAATGGCGACATAACACATGGCGCTCAGTATCTTTACCTTTACGATGGTGAAGATTGGTTGATTACTTCAACTGAAAATCTTGAAAACCGTAAGTGGTCATTAGTAGAAGATAAATTAAATTAAATGAAATTAACTATTGACATTCTCAATAGAATCAGTTATATTGTATATATCAAATGAAAACAAATAGGAAAAATAAAATGACAAAGACAATCACAAAATTCGACAAACCAACACTTCGCAATCTTCGTGTTGAAATGCAAGCATTGCTTGAGGCATATGGAGTTGAAACTAATTTGGAGATTTCTGTAGGAAACATGAGTTACTCAGATGCTGAAGTCAATATTAAAATCCAAGCAAAAGTAAAAGGTGCAGTTACTATGACTGACCGAATTCTTCAAATGGAAGTTGATCGTCTTGGTCTAAAAATGGTAAACTTTGCAGGTGATAAACTTGTATCGTATAAAACACGAGCTCAAAAATACTCATTTGTATATGAGTCTCACGGAAAATTGTATAAGACTGATGAGCGTGGTGTAAAAGCACGTTTCGCAGCTTAAGTTAAGAAAGAATATAATATGAAATTAAACGAAAAACTAATACTCGTTGATTGTGATGGGGTACTGCTTGATTGGCAGTACTCCTTCTATAAATGGATGGCTGAACGTGGTCATAATCCAGTTGCCGATGGTGTTTATGACATGGGTAAAGTCTTTGATATGTCATATGACGAAGCCAAAAAAATGTGTGAATATTTTAATTGTTCGGCTGCCATTGGTTGGTTAACACCTTTCCGAGATGCAGTGAAATATGTACGAAAGTTACATGAAGATCATGGCTTCGTATTTCATTGTATTACATCTCTGTCTACAGATAAATATGCTGGTAAACTACGGACTAAAAACCTTGAAGCAATCTTTGGTAAAAAGGTTTTTGAAGAAGTGATTTGCTTAGAATGTGGCGGTGACAAAGATGAAGCTTTAGAACCATACCGTGATAGCGGATGTTTCTGGGTAGAAGATAAGGAAGAGAATGCAGACCTTGGTCTAAAACTCGGCTTAAACTCTCTATTAATCCAACACGAACATAATAAAGATTATCGTGGAAATGCAATTAAAGTTGCAAATTGGCGTGAAATTTACGAACTGATATTATAAATAGAACCATGGAAGGAAGTTTAATTGCCCAGTTACACTTTTAAGAATATTGAAACAGATGAAATTTTTGACTCGATCATGTCAATGGCCGAGAGGGAAACTTTCCTTACAGACAATCCAAACATAACACAATTAGTTGGAAGGCCACCGTCAATCGGTGACCCTATTCGTTTAGGCATTAAAAAGCCAGATGACGGATTTCGTGATGTACTAAGAAATGTTCAACATCATCACAAAAAGGATAACATCAATACTTGGTAGTATCCACAAGGAGGTTTCATGGCAAAACAGCGAAGACTATCCCGCAAGGAAAAACGCAGAATAGAAAGAGATCAAGATCATATGATGGGTATTTTAAACACTAAGTTTTCAATGCGCAAAATAAGACCACTCACGCCCTCACAGGCAGATTTATTCGAGTCGTACAACGAAGGATATAATTTAGCAGCCATCGGAACAGCAGGTACAGGAAAAACAATGTGTGCTACATACTTAGCACTCAATGATGTACTACAGAAAGGAGAGTATGAAAAAGTCGTCATAATTAGATCTGCAGTTCAGACTAGGGAGCAAGGTTTTATGCCGGGCACTCAGGCACAAAAAGAAGCGGTATTTGAAGCACCATATTTAGATATCGTAAACGATCTATTCGATAGAAAAGATGCATATAATCTAATGAAGTCAAAAGGAATGATTGAGTTTAAAACTTCATCATTTGTCAGAGGATTAACTTTTGATAACGCAATCATAATCGTAGACGAATGTCAGTCAATGACTTATCACGAACTTGATAGTATTATCACAAGGGTCGGAGAATCATCAAAAATTGTATTTTGTGGAGACACAAAGCAGGATGATCTGGCAACATCTAGAAATCGCGCAGACATTACAGGACTACACGATTTCCTAAAAGTCTTATACGCAATACCATCGTTTGACGTAGTAAGATTTGGGATTAATGACATTGTTCGCTCCGGATTAGTAAAGGAGTACATTATGGCGAAAGAACAAATACTCGAAGATGTGGCATAAGTATGTATAAATAAACTAAATAGAATGCCTTGGATTAGTTCTGAGGCATTTTTAGTAAAAGGATAACATAATGCCATTAGTCACAACAGATGCTTATACGCATATTGGACATGCTTGTAACGGTCCACCTCCGGGCCACCCAAAACCTTTTCATAAAACAAATTATGTCGCTTCACAAAATAAAGCTACTTGTGGAGGAAGACCGGTAATACGTCAAGGTGATGCAACACGATGTGGAGATCCTGTAGCTTCCTTTTCAAGCAAAGTTAAAGTTGCTGGCAAAGGTGTACATCGTTTAGGTGATGCAACTTCTGGACATGCATGTCATTTCGTGGCTAACGCATCGGCAGGTGGACACCCTAAAGTAAACGCGGGATAAGGATATGATTAACGGTAAAGTATCTGGATTCGTAAATTTTACGAGATCAAATCCGGATTACTTCGCATTATTAACGGCATTAGCTGCCGAAACTGATCCTATACTTAGGGCAGAAATTGAAGCTAAAATTGTATTTACATCTCCTTTATCCAGAGATGAACAAGAATTATTTGAATATGCGCATTTTGATTATATAGAAGATAACCCAGGGTACGTAAGCGCAGAAGCAGCTTTACCTTATGTTGCAGTGAATTATGTGGCAAATGGATATATTAGTAGTACAGCCTTGGCTGCGGCAGTGCCATATGTTTTAGAAAATTACGTGATAGATGGTTATATAAATATAGAGAACAACGGAGTTAGTATCAGCAATGAAAGCGGTTGGACTGCTTACGTAGGTGAATACTACAGTCAAGACGGGGAAATAACATAATGGCAATTACTAAACGCAGCGATAAGGGTAGTGCTTTAACATATAACGAAATGGACGATAACTTTGATGCTATCGCTCCACGTACAAGCGAAACTGGTGCAATTCAAATTCCCGCTGGTACAACCGGTGAAAGACCAACAGGTCAAGAAGGTCATTTACGTTTTAATACCGCATCTAAACAATTTGAAGGATTTCAAGGAACAACTTGGTCAAGCATTGGCGGTGCTGGTGGCGGTGGCGGTGGAAGCCCAGGGATCCAAGGTGTACAAGGTACTGACGGAAACGCTGGTCCTGCAGGTAATCCCGGTTTGCAAGGTTCAACTGGAGACCCAGGGCTTGAAGGAGATCCGGGTCCGCAGGGTATTACTGGTTCAACAGGTGACGAAGGACAACAAGGTGACCCAGGGATCCAAGGTCCAGCTGGTTCTGTCCAAGGTTTACAAGGTACTTCCGGATTTCAAGGTACTACTGGTTTAGGTATTCAAGGTACTACCGGTTCAGGCTCTGATGGAGACCCAGGTGCTCAAGGTATTCAGGGTGCTGCTGGATCTACACAAGGTGTTCAAGGTTTAAGAGGTCCAGACGGTTCTGATGGATTTGGTAACCAAGGTACGACTGGTGCTCAGGGACCAGCAGGATCTATTCAAGGTTTACAAGGTACGATTGGTCCAGCAGGATTTGGCGCACAAGGTATTCAGGGTATCCAAGGTATTGAAGGTGAAGTAGGCGAAGATGGTCCTGCAGGTTTGCAAGGTGCTGATGGAGCAGGTGCTCAAGGTACTGATGGCTTCCAAGGTTTTCAAGGTACTGATGGCTTTCAAGGTAACGATGGTTTTGGGCTGCAAGGTTTACAAGGTCAACTCGGTAACGATGGACCACAAGGTGTACAAGGCGATTTAGGTTTACAAGGTCAAACAGGTACAGGCGCCGATGGTGTTCAAGGTCCTATTGGTGTGCAAGGTTTTGCTGGAGATGTTCAAGGTGTGCAAGGTTCAACTGGTGCAGGTCAACAAGGTACACAAGGTATTCTTGGTCCTATTGGTATTCAAGGAAACTTTGGTCCATCGCTTCAAGGTATTCAAGGTCAAGCTGGTTCAACACAAGGTTTTACAGGAACAATAGGTCCTGATGGTATTCAAGGTATTCAAGGTACACAAGGTTTATCATTACAAGGTGAGCAAGGTTTGCAGGGTCAACCCGGAACTGATGCAGCTGGTTTCCAAGGTACTCAAGGTCTATTAGGTAATCAAGGTACACAAGGTTCTCAAGGACCAACTGCATTCCAAGGTATTCAAGGATTTGGTGGACCGGGTGCGGTTGGTGTACAAGGTGTCCAAGGTAACCAAGGTTTTGTTGGTGAACAAGGTGACGACGGCGGAGCAGGACCTATAGGCCCACAAGGTGTCCAAGGTGTAAGAGGACCAATCGGTGATACTGGTGATGCAGGTTCAGACGGTGCAGGTGGTTTACAAGGTCTCCAAGGTACAGACGGAACTCTTAGTAATATAGTAGATGATACATCACCACAGCTTGGTGGTAACTTAGATATTAACTCAAAGAAATTCCTTAATGTAAACCCAATTAGTTTTGTTGAAGATGTTGCTAACCCATTAGATATTTCTACTGATGCAAATATTCAAATTAACCTTGAAGCTACAGATGGTTCTGCATATCAAACTAGGGCAACTATGTATTCTCAAAACAACTTACTGAGAATTACATCGCACGATAGAACTAATAACCCTGCACAAAATTATCAGCAATTAGCAATCAGACCAATTCTTAATAGTAGCACTTTACAATTATCAAGTGTTGTGGCTGGTGCAGCAACAAACTATGAAGTTACTACTGAATATAACGCAATGACTCATATTGCGCAAAACATGGAATACCTAAGTAATCCAGTAAGATTTAACAAAATTGATACTACAGCAAGAGATGCGTTAACTTCTCAAGCTGAAGGCAATATGATTTATAACACAACAACAGATCAGGTAGAAATCTATGATGGTTCTGCTTGGGGTGCGTTGGGCGGAGGCGGTTCACCTTCTATTGACGATAATGGTAATGCAACTGCTATTACGATTGATGTATCAGAAAATGTGTTAATTGGTACTACGGACGACCAACCTCCTACAAATAGCGATGTAAGTGGTATCGCTTTAAGAGCAGACGGAAAAGTCGCGGCGAGTCGTGATAATGGTATTGCTGGTGACTTTAATAATAATACTGCAGGAAACATAGTTTGGTTCCGAAAAAATGGAACAGTTGTTGCAACAGTTAGTACACGCACAGGAGGTGGTGATGCACCTTATTTTGGCGGCTA